CCAAGGCAAACGCGAGCACACCAAGCACATGGTCCGTCTGCGTCACGAAAGCGCAGTAGCGAGCAAAGAGCAGGTAGGCGAGATCATCCTGCTCAACTCGCACGACGGCTCCAGCTCGTACCAGCTCCTGAGCGGCTTCTTCCGCTTTGTGTGCAGCAACGGCCTGATAGCCGGCGACATTTGCGACGACGTGCGCGTACGTCACACCGGCAACGTGGTCGACAACGTGATCGAAGGCTCGTTTGCCGTGCTAGACAATCTCAAAACGATCGAAAGCCGCATCGACGACTACAAGGCAATCCAGCTCGACGAGTCAGAGCAGATGCTGATAGCCCAACAGGCCTCTGTATTGCGCTGGGGCGTAGATGGCGCTCCGATCAACCCGTCTGCACTGCTGCGCATCAAACGCTCAGCTGACGACGACAGGTCGCTTTGGACTACCTTCAACCGTGTCCAAGAAGGTCTGCTGCAGGGCGGTATAGCCGGACGATCTGCAACCGGACGCAGGACCCGCACACGAACCGTCGGCGGTGTGTCAGAGAACGTCAAGCTGAACAAAGCGCTTTGGTCTATCACCGAGCACTTTGCCAAACTAAAACTCGCAGCATAATCTATCAACTGGGTGTTGCATCGTGATGGTAGATGAGTCACGATGCACACTCTTTGTTACGGAGCAAACAACATGAAAAAAACTTTACCAATACGCAAAACTACAGCGTCAATCATTGTTCGGGTAGACACTGACATTAAAGAAACGTTGGTCGCGATGGCAGAGGACGACGGCAGATCGTTAGAGTCTATGATGAGAGTGATCATACGTAAATATTTACAGGCGGTGGCAAAATGATAATTACTAACGAGTGCGCGATTGATCTCGGAAAACTAATTGCACAGGCAACGCGTCGATTAGACAGCGGCTATGACGTAAACGCACCAGCGGCACGCGGCGGGGCAATATCTGTTTTTAGCCAGCTCGCAGACTCTATAGAAAGCCCAGAGGCTAGGATCCATTTTTGCAGGGCCTTTCGTGCGGAGATCGACAAGGAGGCAGAATGAACGAGCTAGTAGACGACTTGATTGTGCTTGGCTTTACGCTCACGCAGATTAAAGCGGCGCTTAGAGATGGGTCTTGGCTAGCAACCACCAGCATCTCAGAAGAAGAGGCCGAGGCCGCATACGCTGACGTACAAGAACGATTAAATACTTATCAATAGGAGACACACACATGGCAATAACGCACGACTCAATGACACCGTACGAGTTCGCTTGCGTGCTCGCAATGCAAGGGCTTTTGTCTGGGGAGCCTAGGCTTGCCCACTGCCCGTACGAGCTGGCAGCTGACGCGATACGCTCTGTCGACGCGCTGTTTGACCGTCTCAAGCAAAACGAGGACGCAAAGAAATGACCATTACAGAAATCAAAACAGGGTTCTGGCGCCTGACCAGCGCTGGCGAGTCTGACACCGACACGTTAGTTTTTTTTGGGTACAGCCGAAACGAAGTCATCGGCAAGATGAACTCTTGGCTACGACGCAAAGACCTACAGAAATATTTGTATTAAACCAACTGGAGCAAAACATGATATACGACAACAAAAACAGAGGCGCGATCTGGGCCAACAAAAAACACTTAGAGAACGAAAAGTCGCCCAAGTGGACCGGCAAGCTGGACGTGGAGGGCGTGACATACACCGTGTCGGCGTGGCCAGGCGACAAAGAAAAACCAACCTCGCCCTCGCTAAGGTTTTCTATCCAGAAAGCTGACACAGCACCTGCTACAAAACCCAAAGAAATTATCGAAGACGTTCCATTTTAATCTCGGAGTAAACCCATGCGTAAACTAGATGACTTGGTAGATGAGCTAATTGAAGAGATCGACAATTGCGCTACCGTCAAAGAGCTTAGTCTGTTAGAGGACAAGATCTGGGGCCTGCGGTGCGAGGCCAACGACGCGCAGGACGACGAGCTCGTTGTAGCATACGATTGTGCGCTACAAGTACTGGGCGCCAAGCGGTTTAACCACAACACTGACACCAAGCCATGAGCAAGATAATGATAAATCCGTCCGACGTAGTTTGCATGTGCGTAGTAGCGCTGTTCCTGTTAGCGGCCTGTGTCGCAGGTACGATGGAGTATGGTGACGAGGAGCGGCAGCAGGTCCTGTACTGCGACATGGTAAAAATATACCAGGAGTCAGGAGGTGAATACGGCTGGCCGGACTATAACAATAACGCAAAGGAAGTATGTGAATGATTGATCTATTTGATAAATACCCAGAGTGGGTCGGTACGCCTGAGTTTGATCAACAAAACAAAAAACCTTTTAAGGAAATTATTGTTAGATTTGAAACTGAAAATGACTACCTTGATTTTCAAGAAAAATTAAACCAACAGCTTACGTTAAAAACAAAAAGCATTTGGCATCCTTTTAAATCCCACTGGGGAGTAGAGCGTAAGGTATACGTTAATGAACCCTAACTTCCCAATCTATATTGTATCTAAAGGCCGTCATGAAAATGGTCTGACTACAAGAGCATTACATGAGATGGGCGTAAAACACTATATTGTTGTCGAGCAGAACGAGTTAGAGCTGTATCGGGCTGGCAGGTGTTTTGGAACACTGCTGGTGTTGCCAGATAAATATAAGGTTGAGTATGAACTTTGTGACGATTTTGGTCTGACAAAAAGCACTGGACCAGGCCCTGCAAGAAACTTTTGCTTAGACCACAGCACAAGCAACGGATTTGCTCGGCACTGGGTCATGGACGACAACATTGATGCGTTTCACTATCTCAATAAAAATGAGAAATTTGAGGTTCGCACTGGCTCGACACTTCTTGCAGCAGAAGATTTTGTAGGCAGGTATTCCAACGTCCCTGTAGCTGGCCTTAATTACTATTCGTTTTGCAAGAAAGTGGATGCTGTTCCTCCCTATGTCTTAAACACTCGCATTTATTCGTGCTTGTTAATTGATAATCATGCTGGCTATCGGTGGCGTGGCAGATACAACGAAGACACAGATTTAAGTTTGAGGGTACTGAAAGACGGCCTTTGCACCATTCAATTTAACGCTTTCTTGTGCGGAAAAATTACAACTCAAAGAATGCGTGGCGGCAACAGCGGCGACTTCTACGATGCAGAAGGTACTTTGCCGAAGAGCCAGATGCTGGCTGACTTGCATCCTGATGTTGCGAAAGTTGTTTTTAAATTCAATCGCTGGCATCACCATGTTGATTACTTTCAATTTAAAAAAAATAAGTTAATAAAAACTGTAAATACAGACAATCTGCAAAAAGTAAATAATTATGGGATGGTGCTTGGTAATGTTTAAGACTGACAACAATAATGCAAAGGAAATATGTGAATGAAAAAACAACCCCCGATTAAATTAGTAGAAGACCGCACCGAGTACACGGACAGTCTAGTAAGGCAGGCTGAGATTGACCAGCACATCGCTACATTCCTGCGCAGAGGCGGGCAGATTATTAAGCTAGAGACTGACGCGACAGGCTTGGACCGTAGCGGCAAAATGGCCGAGCCGTTCGTGATTAAAAGCCATGTGCTGCCCCGCAAAAAATCAAAGCAGAACTGGAAAGATGGCCAGCTAAAGGGCTGGAGGGCAAAGGGCAAGATTGAAGAGGACTTGGAATGAAAGACGAGGATTTGCCCCAGCCGTGTGCCTGCGGCGCCGAGATGGTAAGCGTGATAGCGAACGACACGCCGGACAATCACCCGTACAGGAAAGGTTGGTTCTGTTTTTCGTGCAAGCGGTGGGTAGACGCTGTGAGCAGGGAACGGCTAGTTAAGACGCCCCCTGTAGTCTGAGATGATTTTTTTGAGATCTTCCACGGTGTACCTCGTGACACCGTTTTGAGCTTCGAGCCAATCTACCAATCCTACGCCAAACCTGCGGACTAGCCTGATCCTGTACTCTATGAGATTACCGGACAGGCTTGCGTTGCACTGGGCGCAGCTCGCGTAGATGTTGTCTGGGTTGTAACGCAGGGCCGAGCACGCTTTTACGCTCCGGTAGTGTGACGCGTGCCTCTGATGCTTGCCGTCGTCTGGCCGGTCGCACGAAACGCACGGCAACCCTTTGTCCCTGAGCCTGACGTACCGATTAACCGCCGCCTGTGCCTCTGCACGCCACTTCGACATTGGCTTGATACGTTCACGCGCCTGAGAGGTCAATTTGCGCTGTGCGGCTTCCTGTGCACGATCAATCACTATCCTGCGCCTCTTCGCGACTGTGACGCCGCACTCTGGCGAGCACCATGCTACAGGGCCAGGGAAGACTTGCACGGGACGAAAATACTCTCCGCACCCGCCGCACTTCCTTTTGCTATTCGCCATTGTGTTCTTTCTGCAGCTTCTGGTATTGACCCTTGGACTCTAGCACCAGCCCGTCGTTCGCGGCAGTGTTCTGTAGCCACGTCAGGAGCTGGAACATTTCACCAGTCTTGTACTCGGCCGAGCTCCGGTAGTAGGGCTTGCCCTTGGCGCCAGTGCGTGGATTCACCAACGTCTTCACCAGCCAATCGGACCCGGTCTGTAGATAGTACAAATGTTTTGCTTTGCGCTTCATGAACTCGATCATCTCTTCGGAGACATTGCGGTGGTCAATCTTGCCTAGGTGTGCAGCGTACAACGACAGCCATATGTGAAACAGCGCGTTCTGGTCGAGGCTGCGCTCAACCCCTGCACGAAAAACAAACGTCAGGTACTTGTGCTCTTTCCACTTTTCGTGAGCCCACCTTGCAAAGGCCGCGCAAGATATTTCCGAATTTACAACGAAAGTGTTCTCGCTAATTTCCATTTTTTTTAGGTTTCCGTTTATAGGGATACTGTTCTTGTAGCCGGTGTATTTTTATGTGTGTCCTGACCAGATCTTGAAACTCGACCGGACATCCCGCGACAGCTGCCCTCTGTGCGTCCTTGTCCGTGCCCGCTTTGATGTACGCGGCGGCGTATTGGCGTGGCCATTTCATCCCGCAATCTCGTCAGCAAAATCACCGACCAGCTTTGGTATTACGACGTCTACCTTTATGCCCTTCTTAGACAAACTATTTGCTAGGATATAGGCTGACCGTTGACCGGCAAAGTTTGCGTCGTTGTCGCTGTAGATTGTCACTTGAGTCGTGCCCTCTGGCGGTAGGAACTTTTCAAGCAGGCCTGCATTAGCCGCAGCCCAGCACGGCATGTTATGTAGCTCCATCACTGCTAGCGCTGTCTCTATGCCCTCTGCTATGCCCAGATGCTCATACTGCTTCGTTAAGACGATAGACGCGCCCGCCATGTCACCAACTGGTGTCAGCAACTTCTTTACGTTTGTCACCGGCGCCTTTTCTCCGTCTGACGTTAAGTACGTAACGTGCAGCGTGACTATGCCGTTTTTGTTTCTCAGGGGAGACACCATCGCAGGGTAAACGCCCAACAGATCCCCGTTCTGGTGATAATATTTCAGGCCTGGATGTTCCATCAGAAATGGGGAAGACTTTAGACCACGCGACTTTAAATACTTCCTGACGACGCCCCCTCTGAACGAGGACAGGACCCGGCTTTCTTTGAGCACCGACTTGATCCTAGCGCTACCGTCTGCCGCAGGCTTGACCGGCACCGCTTTGTAACTGTCAGCCTTAGGCTGTATTTCGTTAACCAAACTCATCATCTTTTTACCTGTGTATTTTATTAACAGTTGTAATCCATCCCCAGCGCCGCAGCCTGAGCAAAAGTAAGACCCGCTACCCTCTTTATCGTCCCACCTAAATCGGTCCTTGCCGGCGCACAAAGGACAAGGCCCGTGAACATTGCGCAAGAAGGTGTGGTCTATGCCGTACGTGCCGAGTATTCCGTACCACCGGCCAGCAGTCGCCCTTCTAAATTCTGTCATCATTGTGAAATCCCTTTCGCGTATCGGATTGCCCGCGACTTTATGTAATTAATCGTTTCTGGGGATGGCTCTTGCATGGTCGGTGTAATTTTAGATGGCCACACACCGTACCGAGATCTGTATAGATGTTTTGCCCAGCCTTCTAACTTTCCACGGTCACTAGCGTACACCAAACACTCACCGAAAAATTTTGACTTCTGTTCTGCAGTGCCGTGCTTGCTGTTGTATTTCTGTGTCCTTGTTATCTCACTGAGCTTGCCTGCCGAGTGGACCACTGCGGGCTGACGCTGGGGCTCATGGCCACAGTTGGGACACTTCCACACCGACGGTGGCTTGACGTAGTGGCACTGGGTACATTCTTTCGCTCTAGGCTCGACCTCAGCCCGTGGACCGTTGACCTTCCTGCCCATGTTCAGTGTTGTGTGTCGCTCGTCGACTTCTGTGACAAGCCCAAGCCTAAGCGTGGTGCTGGAGTGGTCTAGAATCAGTACGTGGTCTTTGCCTGGCGCGTTACGCAGGCCCCTGCCAATGATCTGCTGGTACAGCATGTCCGATCTGGTCGGTCTGGCGAGGACTATGCAACGCACGTCCCAGTCGATGCCTTTTGTCAAGCAGCCTACGTTGACCACGCCAGCCACGTCCCCGTTATGGAACTGTTTTTTAATAACGTCGCGCTCGTCGCGCTCTGTGAATGCGTCGATATATTCAAACTTGATGCCAGCCTCGCCGAACTGCTTTTGGATTGCCCGTGCGTGCGCCCGATCAACTGCATAGACTAGCGTCGGAAGTCCGGTAGCTTTTTCTTTCCATGTCTCTACGATGCCCGCAACTAGATCTGCGTTGTTCATGACCACGGCTAGGTCGGCCTCGTTGAAATCGCCGGCGGTGATCTTGACTTTGGACAGGTCAGGCTGGGACGGGGCAAAGACCCGAAACTTGCACAGGTCTCCGTCGTCGATTAGTTCTTGTGTCGTCGCGGTGGACACCAGCTCTTGAAAGTGTTTACCGAGCCCTATCGTGTACGGCGTCGCGCTCAGCCCAATGAACGGCACGAGGTCCCACTTCTCCATCCACTTTGCGTAGAACTTATAAAAGACGTGTATCTCATCGACCAAGACTAGATCGGCGTCGGGCATGTGCCTACGGCGTGACAGTGTCGCCTGCGAGCACACTTGTACACGAGCCTCAGGGTTGGTCATCTCGTGTGTCGCTTGGATTACCCCGACGTCCGTGATGCCCTGCTGCTGGAAAGACTCAGCAGTCTGATCTACCAAGCTGATCGCATCGACAACAAAGAGCACTTTCTTGCCGCGCTCTAACGCACGATGGATTATCTCTGCCGCCAGAACGGTCTTTCCAAAACCTGTGGGTGCTTTCAGTACAACCCGTTTCTTTCCTGCGCCCAAAGCAGAGCGCAATTGATGCAGCGCCAACACTTGACGCGGTCTTAATTCTTTTCTCATGGCTATCCCCAGTTGTTATAACTCTGCGTACTTTTTACGGATCCTCAATAAAAGTTTTTGTATGTGTTGCCTCGTTTTTACGTAGGGCAGGTTCCCGTGTGGGTTAGCCGTCAAGCGCGAAACGGTGGCTACATCTATCTGCGCCTTACGTGCAAGCTCGCGCATACTCCAGCCAGTCATTGACATGATCTCTGCCAATGCGGCTCTCGATTCGTCTCTAGTTTCTAGCAAGCTACACCTCCAATTTTTGTGTCGAGGGAAGTCTAACAACGACAATTATATATTGCAAGTTTGTTGACAGTCTGTTGCGCCCAACATAATATGCGGCTTCATCAATCAACAGGGGATCACCAGATGAGCACGTACACTAAGACAAAACCTGACACCATAGAAAGTGAAATAGTTACCAAAACGGCGCACGTTTCAACGATCATGTCGGTCATTGAGCGGGCCGCCACGTCGTCCGATATTGACATAACAAAGCTAGAAAAAATGCTCGAAATGCAGGAGCGCGTGCTCGACAGAAACGCGAAACAATCCTTCACCACTAGCCTAGCAGAAATGCAGACAGGGCTGCCCCGTATCGCTGAGAACGGCAAGGGCCATAACAATCTCAAGTATGCGTTGCTGGAAGACATCAACGACACGCTTAGGCCGATCTTGCACAGGCACGGGTTTGCGGTCACGTTCCGCATCAAAGCCGAAGCGTCCATGATAATGGTGACCACGGTCCTGTCTCACCGTGACGGGCACAGCGAAGAGACCACCATACCTCTGGCGCCAGACACCACCGGCAGCAAAAGCGCTGTGCAAGCGGTCGGGTCTACCATCAGCTACGGCAAACGGTACGGCATCTGCGCAATGCTGAACATCTCTACCGGAGACGACAACGACGGCTCAGCCGGTACTGATATATCTGACGCGCTACAAGCCATCGCTAGCTGCTCTACGCTGGACGAGCTCCAATCGTGCTTCGGCGGGTGGTGGAAAACTTACCCGCAGAAAGATATTCGTGCCAGCCTCACTGCAGCTAAAGACGCTAAGAAAAAGGAACTGTCTAATGGATGAGCAAAGAACGGACGAGTGGTACACGGCTAGGCTCGGCAAGGTCACCGCGTCGGCGGTGTATCAGGTCATGGCAAAGGGCGGCGGCGTGACCCGCAACAACTACATGATCAAGCTGTTGTGCGAGAGGCTCACCGGTCAGCGCGAGGAGTCCTATCAGAACGCGGCGATGCAACGCGGGACCGAGCTAGAGGCTGTCGCTAGGAGCGCGTACGAGGTCGACAAGGGCGTCATGACAAAACAGGTCGGGTTCAGCCTGCACCCTGAAATTGCTGGGTTCGGGGCGTCGCCTGACGGTCTTGTTGGCGAAGATGGGCTGGTCGAAATCAAGTGCCTGAACACCAGCGCACACGTAGACTTTCTCAGGGACGGTAAGGTCGACGGCAAGTACAAGCTGCAGATGCAGGCTCAGATGGCTTGCACTGGGCGCCTGTGGTGCGACTACGTGCTGTACGATGATCGACTGCCGGAAGGTCTGCAGTACAAGTGTGTGCGGGTAGAGATCGACCCTGCCGCACAACTCGACATGCTGGCCGAGGTCACAAAGTTCCTACAGGAGCTGGGAGACTTAGAGTCGTCTCTGATTGCCCTTAGTGCGTAAGGTGTACGAAACATCTAACGGTAGATCTATGGAGCATAATTTGTTCCACGAGCTATCCACAAGGATGAATTTTATATGTATCACTACACCAAAGCTGTGTGCTGTAGACGGTTTAATTTCTAGGCTAGATGGAAGTCTTTGGTGTTTAGCAGAGATAAGAATAAGATCAAATCATAGTAATAAATATACGACATATCTATTAAGCTCTAAAAAACATAAAAATATTATTGATATGTCTATTCGTTTAAGAGTGCCTGCATTACTTATAGTAAAATTTACGGACTGCGTGATGGCTACTACACTAAGAGATAATTATTTAACCAGCTCTGGTGGTCGATTAGATAGGAATGATATTCAAGATATAGAGTTGTGTGCATATATTCCAATGAGTGAATTCAGGCTGGTGCTATGAGTGACTTAAAAGAGCAGTCTGGGGCTGACCCTATGGGGCTGGAGGCTCTGCTGGCTGGCGAGATATTGCGGCCAGCGGGCTTGTCCCAATCACTGTAGCGGGCACCGTAGCAGCCGCCCTAGACAGACCACTGGTTCTGTTCATCATGCGTGCCAGCAGCGATTTAAACAACGAGCTTTTATCCAGCAGCATCCCAGCAAACGCGGCGGGGTTATGTGCTAGCCCTGCTATCCCCACTGGGTTATTGTTCATCTGAGACAGCACCCTGCGCTCGGCAACGCCCAATGTCTGTATTAACGCACTCTCTTCCGCATTCAGCAGCCCTATGGAAGGCTCTTTCATTGAAATGCTTTCTTTCAGCGCCCTAGCGAGAGCCTTCTGGGCCTCTGTTTCAGCTGTCCCCATCTGGCCGTATTTTTTGCCAAGCACCCGGTACGTGCCTTGCTTCAGGGCTTGGGCAGACTGGATGGGCATGTCCATCACGCCTGTCTCTGGGACATAGCCCCACGCTGGGTTAGCCCTAAATCTGTTTGTAACGCCCTCGACAGCAGCAATGTCAGAAAACGGGTCTACCTGATTTGCGAACGACGCCCTTACTTCTGGAATTGCTGGGTTACCTAAAACATCACCCATCTCGATACGTTCTGGGGATTTCTGTAGCGTCTGCCCTATCCGGTCATTCAGTCCGTCGATCAGGTCTCGCAATTTTTGGACACCGCCAGAGGTTACGTTTACGCCATAGTCCAGCATTGTCTGGACAGCAGTATCAGCCGCACCGCTTCTCTGCGCAGCGACTACGGGCTTCAATGCAGATCGCATGAGCCTGCGCGAGCCCGCCTTCTGCATATTTTCTAAGGCTGCTGGCATACGCTGGCCATACTTCACGCCCAAAACCGCAAGCGCTTGAGGGATAGCCTCCCGCAGTGCGTTCCTGCCCATGCCTAAGAAGGACCCCGAATCTTCCAATTGCGCTTGATCTGGAATGATATATTCCAAGCCAGCACCGATAGCGGCAGGGATTGCATTCAAAGGATTGTTGGGCGATGCCCCAGCAGAAGTCCGTGGCGTGTAGGTCATGCCCCGTCGCATTTGTTCTAGGTCACGCATGTCTTGATTGATACTAGCAATAGCCCTTAAATTTTCTGGCGAGCCTTGCTCACCGTCAAAGTATCTTGCAGCAATACCCAACGCCGCAGCGTCACGGACTGGCTTAGCGACTATGCTCGACGCCATCGTTGCCAACGGCTCAAACACCGCACCAAACGCTTCTGTGCCGGCGGGACGTGTGCCCTCGGACCTTGCACGCTCCCAAGCTTCACGGGCAGACGGTCCGATCACCGAGCGGGTCCTCGGCGGGGCAGAGCCCGTTAAGACAACCTCGCCAGTGTAGGGCGTTGCTAAAGGAATAACCTCGCCAGTGTAGGGAGTCGCTACGGGGGTTTCTTCAGCCATTATGGAGCCCTCCATTGGTTTCCTTCAGGATCCGTCCATATGTTGTTTTTGCCGTCAGGTGTTGTGCCGGTCAATGTCGAACCTGCAGGTACACCTGGCGGGGTCAACGGTGCTTCTGCGGCGCCGTCAGTGTTTTGTTCTTTGCCTGTAATTACTGACCTCATACTTGCCCGCACTGCTTCAGGAGACCGCAAAGCTGCTTGCATTTCTTTGTTTAGCTGGTCTATGCCTGCCGCAAATTGACCCTTAGACCACGCACCTTCAAGCAACTCTCTGGCGTGCTCTTTGTCAGACACTGTAGGTGTACCGACCGGACTTACAGCCCTTGCGTAGACGTTAATGAACGAGTTAACTGCAATGCCAAGCTGAACAACAGCCTCGTCACCAGTGCCTGCCTCAAACGCAATTAATGCTCTATTAAGTGATGGGAACTGGGTTCTGTCAACCGCTTCTGATGCTGCCAAAGCCAGCGGCATTAACAATATTGCTTCTTGGACGGCGAGTTGTGCATTGGTTTCTCTGGTGGCAAGCGTTCGCTGTCCAGCCCTCATGCCTTGATATTCTGCGTTAATTGCGGCTATGTCACGACCGTCCAGCCCAGCAGCTTCAGCTTGTCGCGCTATTTCGTCAGCAAGCAGCGCCTTAAGTCTTGGGCTTCGTGCATATCCGCTTGCCGCAGATGTATCGCCAGCTAAATACTGCTCTGCAGCAAGTTGCAGCGCTTCAGGGGAAATATCTACGCTGTTTGATACGCTTTTAGCTCCAGCTATTTGCGCCCATGTATCCAACATTTTTTCTTGGTCTTCGGGCGTTGCGTTATTAAACATTTCCATGTCACTTTGTGACTGTGTGGCTTTAAACCACTCATCAAAGCTATCTCGCTCCTCTTGTGTAAGGCTTGCCCTGTCTTTGAACAGCCTCATATCAGGCGACATATTAGTACGACTTCTCAAGTTATCTTCTAGCTTGATCATAGAGTCCAGCTTTGATTGTGCGGAGCTTGCGCTGTACTTCAGTAGCTCGTTTTGCATGGCACGTTTAGCCAGAGAGTTTGCAGTGTCGGACTCTCTCACCGCTTGTTGATAGTCTCCCATCACGCCAGCCGCACGGCCTAGACCCTCGCCGAAGCTACCGGTTTGGCCCGGCTCTGCAAATGCAGACGCTAGACGGAAGTACGTCTCGGCCTTGCTTGGCGCGGAGGTCATTTTTTCTTCCGATTGCGTCCTAAAATTGTCCATCAATTCTTTTTCAGCAGCGTCACGCGCAGTCATCATATTAGTGATGTCTTGCGAATACCTGCTCTGTACCGCTGACGCTAGCGCCTTGTTAGGGTCAATCGGCGCCGTATTTATGCTGCGGAGGGGGTCTGGCGCGTCCAATGAAGGCATAGGCACGTCAAGCCCGTAGTTCGGACCGCGATTTAAATTGTTTACACCGCCGTCTTGAAATCGTCTTTTTACTGAACCACCGTCGGCATACTTAGCGACTAGGTCGCGGATAGAGCCGCCCCTAGCTAACTCGTTACCGTTTATGTCTTGCGAAAAATTGGCGTACGAGGCAGGCGGCAAGCTCGGTTGTGGGTTCAAATATTTTTGATACGCTGCTTGTATCGCGTCGTTTGACAACCCTAAGTTAGTCAGATAATTCATCGCTGTGGTTTGATTTGCAGCAGTGTTGCCGCCCATCCCGCCGACGTATTGGCCGTACGCATTAGCAATGTCTTGCGCGTTAGAGCCAGACGTCAGACCTGTGTACAGCTGTGGTGTTACCGGTGCTGGCGTGACTGGTGTTGGTGTTACCGGTGTTGGTGCTGCTGGCATTGCTGGTGCAGGCGTGAATGGCATAGTCGTGATTGGTCCGAATCCAACTGGTAATGATGGAAGCGCATTGTATTTGTCTTCAAGCCATTCCCAGCCCTCGTCATTCGGAGACGCTGTGCCTAGCACATTTTCTACACTGGTACGCAACTGCGGTACGGTATACCCAGCGTCACGCTGACTATTGTAATAAGCGATTTTCTGGGCTGGCGTTAGATTCACCATGTCGGCGGTATACACTGGCGGTGTCGTCGGCTTAGCCTTTATCACTGGCGGAGTTACAACAGGTGTATTTACAACCGGTGGAGTTACAACCGGTGGAACTACAACTGGTTTCGGCGTTGAGGCAACCTTGTACTTGTCTTCAAGATATTTCCAGCCCTCGTCATTAGGAGACGCCACCCCCAATACTTTTTGGACGGAAGCACGTAGCTCAGGCGTGGTGTAGCCCTGTGCACGTAACCGGTTGTAGTAGTCTTGTTTCTGCGCCTCAGTCCAGCCGACCATGTCAGCGGAAAAAAGAGCATTAGTCGGCGCCTTAATCGGGTCTTGTGGGGCGGGCGTTGGCGTTGCTGGCCTAGGGGTAGGCAAAGGCTGACCGTACCTGTACGTTGGAGAAGGCGTCGACGACGTGTTGTACTGTGGCTGGTTATACATACTGCCACCGGCAATTCGATTTGCGTACTCTTTGGTGTACGTGTCGTACGCTTTTTTATCTACACCGTACCGAGTCACGGCCGTCAGGAAGGCATCTTTGTCTTCTTGGCTCGCATCTGCAGCAGGCGGAGCGCCAGGCGCTACTGAACCGGAATACCCAGCAACCGTCGGAGTGCTAACCCCATACTGTTTCATCAGTCTGTCAAGCTCGTATCCCATAAAAACTCCTAACCTTTGTACATATCGTATACGCCAGCAGCAGCCGCGCCAGCACCAGCAAGCTGCGAAAGAACCGACGGAGAGTAGGCCTTCCCAGTGCTAGCGCCTGTCGTAGATGTCTGTGTGGCGACCGTCGGAGCGATTCCCCTAATCTGATTGTTAAGCCAATCAGCTTGTGCTTTCGGAAAGTTCTGCTCGTTGAGGAACGACTGTTCGGCCGCAGTAAGCTGCTGTTGTGCCTGCTCTTGCTGTGCCCTGCCCGCCGATTCCAACGCCGCAATGTCTGTGTAGCCCATCTGTTGCTGCTGTTGTGCCATACCAGCAATATTTGACAAGGCGGACATCTGTCGACTGTAGTCCTGTGCCTGTGCCTGTTGAGCAGCCTGCGCCGCATTAAACCCATACTGTTGCTGTTGTTGTCCGGCGCCAGTCTGCATCTGTCCCAACGCACCCAGCTGCGACATCTGCTGTCCTGTTAATTGTCCTTGGGTCTGTCCAAGGTTGATCAAGTTGGATTGCTGCTGTCCAGCTAATTGACCGGCAGTCTGCCCAAGATTTCCGTACTGGGCACCGCCCTGCAGTACCCTAGAAAGATCTGCACCAGAAATACTACCAACAGTGCCGGCTAGCTGAGCCTGACGTGCGAGGTCTGTCTGAGACGCGCTCAGGGCTTGACCGTAGCCTTGATTAGCTAACTGTGCCTGCTGATTGAGAATTGCCTCCTGAGTGTCCCTGAGGGCACGATTACCGAACTCGCCCATGCCCCTGCTGCCAAACTGTCCAGCCTTAATAAACGAGTCTGAAACTCCTGGCAACAGATTCTCTGTCAGGTTGCGTGCGCCTTGCTGCGCGATCACGTCCATCACATTGCTTTGATAGGGCGACATGTACTGGCCAAGATTACCCGCAGACGATTGAGCTGCAGACTGCAGGTATGGATTAGCCGCGTTTAAGGCTCTGTCGGACAAAGCCTGTGCGGTGGTCTGACCAGCCTGGTTCATGTAAGGCTGCGCGGACCCCACAATGTTCTGCTGTGCGGCTTGGTTTAACGCAGGCTGTGCCGCAGCGACAATGTCCATCCCGCCCGCTTTATTATAATAATTCTGACCGGCGTTCAGTCCTTGGTCCACAGCGCTTTGACGTAAATATTTATTTTGTGCTGTGCCTAAAGCGTCTGCCGTGCCTTTGGTAGAAAAGCCCTCCATGCCCGATTGGGCGAAGTTCATCCCAGGCTGCCAGTTACCCTGATTAGATTGGATTTGCTGATACGCCTGCTGCTGTAACGGGGACAGCTCCGCAACGGTCGGCAATGCATACGACTCGTAGGGAATCCTGCCAACGTTCTGGGCTATGTTGATCTGGTTATAGATAGCGTCCTGCATCCACTTCGGGGTGGACGTCGCTGACGTCGCGCTCTCTGTCGCAATTAAGGGCGTACCATCAAATATTCCTGGCATTACCTTGCTCCTTTACGCTTGATATACATGAGCGGTGACTTGGCGTCAGGACTGAATTTGCCTTTGGCCATTACCCTGCCTTTGTGCTGCCGCAGATTAGAACGCATCTCGTCAAGACGTCTTGCGCCCTCTTCGCCAGAACCGTCGCCAAGCATGGCCACAGTCTCAGCGTCCATCACGTACTCGCCGTCGGACAGACGAGCGTCTATCGTGTCTGCCCTGCCAGACCCAGACCCTCGCGCATATCGAGAGATCTGACCAAGCGGCCCCCCCATCGCCTTGAGCACTGGTGTATTAGCGGGCGGAGGCTGATTGTACGCGCCAGACGAAACTTGATTCCAGTTACGTGCCATGTACTGAGACAGGCTCAGGTTAGATGCGTTAGCGTCGTTCTGTAGCTTGCTCCAATCCCAAGTAATCGACGGACGAGCAAAATACTCTTGCTGCTCCGGTGACATGGTACTAACAGCAGCCTTGACCTCTTGTGGGGCCTCGTTGAGACCGCTGAACAATGACGAGACCGCTAGCGCAGTACCGGCCATCTTTAGTGGTCCCATAATCGGGCTAGGCGCAGGCGGGGGAGCAGTCGGAGGAAGCGTTTCTAATTTCTTGTTGACCATGTCATTAACGATGCTTTCCCCAGGCTTCAAGAAATTTGTCGGGTTATTGACAACAGGTTCAATAGGCTTCAGACCTTCCAGCACGCCAGCAGTAGAGCCGCTTATCAAAGCTGTTTTTGGGTCGTACCCTGACGCCAGCATGTTGCTAAAGTTTTGTGCGCCAGCCTGTGCCCCCTGCTGGAACCGACCGCTGCCTAGGTCGGCACTGCCTACCGCTTGGTTCACAGCTTGTCCCAACGCGCCTTGTGTAGCGCCTTTGAGAAATCCTTGACCTGTTGCTTGGCCGGCTATTCCACCGACTATCGTATTGCCGGCAAGTTGTTGTGCTTGGGGAGAGAAGGTGCTGAATTGTTTTCCAATCGACGATCCAAGGTTAGTCTTTGGTGCTCCTGTTGCTGTGGGACCCTGCATGCCGGCGCCTATGCCGCCCATGATGGCGCCTTGTCTAACGTTGCCACCGGTGACCTTTGCAGACCCAGCCCCGATCAATGCGCCTCGCACAATACCTCCCACCAAAGTGGAAGCACCAGGAACAATAAAGTTCAGGGCAATTGGCAGCACAGTCGCTAGAATTTTCTTTAGACCCTTGTACTCTCTTAGTCCGGTGTTTGGGTTAACCGTGCCCTGTCCGCCCATCCGACGCAAAACTTCCGCTTCCCTAGGATTAATGTGGGCAAGCATAGAGTCACCGCCACGGCCGCCTGTTTGCAGACGTCGACCAGCGACCGACAGCCCACCACGCGAATAGCCTCGTTGTTGAAGACGGTCTTGCAAGCCGTACATCGCGATCAAGATAGAGATGATTACAACCTCGTCAAATTCAGGCGGAAACATAGCCTCGTCTATCAGACCATCTTTCACGGCAGCGTTACGCATCTCTGCATACTTGTCTGGATTCTGCAGGACAAACTCAAGCAGCTTGATCGCCTCGTCTAGGTCCTCAGGCACGATAGGCGAGCGCTGTAGCTGCGCCTCCATTGCATCGACGCTCTGGGCTACCGCAGGGTCTTGGCTTGCCATTTGCATGATCGTATCGCGTATCATAAATTATTCCTGTACCAACCGTGGTGATGATATTCTTTTGCTAGAAATCCGTATATGCAAACGCTTTCATTATTATCCGCCGCGTCTCGCATAACGCCCTCTAAAGTAAACCCTAACCGCTCCACAAACTCTTTCGACTTCTTGTTGCTGTCTACGACCAAGGCGGTGACCCGTGAAGCCTTGATCAAATCAAACGCGTAGCTGAATATTCCGTTAAAAGTACTAATCACTGCCGCCGGACACTTCCAGAACCCGTCCTCAGCGACAACGTTCAGGTCTACGTTTTTAGATGTAAAGTTAGTAAACACAACAACACACGCAAATTCATCTTTATCGTCTACCGCTGTCATAGCCCGAAAGAACTCAGGCTCGCCTTTTATGTCTAACTTTTCTCGTGCCCACTTCTCTGCAGTGTCTTCCCTGTCAAAACCAATAAACCTCATTCGACCACCTGACAGAACCTTTGTGCCCATTCACGCCAGTCTGTAAAGCTGTACGGTACCGGAATGTTCTCATTCAGCGCCGCGTTATTTAAGAACTGCACCGCCCAATTCTGCCAATCATTAACGTTATCCAGCCGGCCAAACGACCCGTACGGATCCAGATCCAGCGCAATCTGATCTGCCCAGTCGCGTAGTCCCATGTTCGTCGGTAGCGTGATCCGGATGCTCATCCTAGCACCGTCTTGTCACCCACCGACACATGACCGATTATCTGTCCCATCTGGTAATCGCCGTTGACCGCGTTGCTTTCAAATCTGACCCTAAGCTCTCTGCGTTGTTCTTTGAGCATCACGATCTCTTCGTAAGGAAGAGTTGCAGTTTCAGGGAACTCAAAGATAGAGCTGTAAACTTCTGGTGCGCGGGCATTAGCACGGCCAGTGACTTGGACTGTCATAGGACCGACTTGGACAAAGTCAGGCTCTATCCGTGTTATACGCACATATTCATTTTTGCCCTGCACTACAGACGACAAGTCCGCAGACTCAAAATAGGACTGGATGGGGTTTATGACCGAACCGTCCAGCTCGTCAACGCCATACTCTTGGAGCCAGACCCTGTAGTCACTGCCAGAGCCAACGGCGCCTGCCAGTATCGGTGCAGCAAACGAGTTGTTAAAGCTTCCAGCGGAGCGTCCGTTAGCCGGCAGCTCAGTGTCGTACCATGTGTTCTCTCGCACATTAAAGATTACCGCGTGCGTGCATTCGGTTGCAGCGCCCTTGGGGTAGCACCACCAGATCTCGCCAAAGCGTGGCACCTTGAAGGCAAACACTTTGTTACGCTGCTGCGGGTTTATCCCGTCATAAAAATAGTTTAAATTCATCACGTTAGGGACTTCACGCACGACCCCGTTGAACATCATGAACCGGTCTGTGCCGGCCCAGAAAAATACGCCGTCGTAGTCCACGACGCTTGCCGCAGAGATGATTGAGGTATCGGTAGCGATAACGTCGAACTGGAACACCGTAGCCCCGCCGGTAAAAGTGGCGCGGATCACTGCGTCGTAGGCCCAGAAAAGACCCGCCGGTGCGCTGCCCGATCCTGCCCTAAGAGGCATGCCCTTGATTAATTTCTGGCCCCATACACGGGCTAATCCAGACCCAGCACCGACTAAATCGGTAGGCTCGCCGGACACTGACCAGCCGATAATTCCGTCAGTCCCGTAGTAAAACAGGTAGGGATGCAGAGACACAATGCCACCGGTACAGTTAGCGTCTGGCGGCAGATTGATAGACTGCAAAATGCCAGTACCGAGTATCTCTCCAAAGAATATCTGTCCGCCTGTGTCATTACAAATGCACTGCAGGTTGGGCGAGACGTGGGCCAATAGATAGTTTTGATTGCTCGACGAGTCGTATTGTGTGTCGAACATCCACAAGTTTAGAGCGCTATTTATGAGCGCGTCAGACCCATTGGCCATGTCGGTCGCAGTGGCGACTAAGGTCGTCGTGGTGACTGCCACTACAAATCCGTTCGGGGCGGACCCTGCCGTGACAGCGCTTATCGTGATTACCGCACCGACAGACGTCGCAGAGTAGCCAGACGTGCCTGAGTAAGCATTGATGTTGCTGACTACGTTAGTCGCTGTGACGGTCAAGCTCGTCGAGTACGCGACAGAAGTAGACATAATATTGACCGCGTCTACGGTGATCGTGTCTACAGATCCAGCTGCACCGCTTACCAGTGTCACGCTGCCAGTCGAACTAATCGCTACGGGCGTACGGTCACTGACGATTGAACTATTCGCGGTTGCGTCTATCGTAAACCGTTCGAGAGTCGTAGCACCGCCTGAGTGACAGTAAATGAAATTCATTTGTGTGAAGTTGGAAAACCCACGGCTTATCTCTGTCAAATACTTTTGCGTTGCTTTATATCCACCGATCTTACGGGGCAGTCCACGCTGCCAGCGGACCCATTGCCCGTCGGTATAGAAATTGCCATCAAATTTTGTACCGTCCCGCTTAATGCCAGGGTCGGAGCGTAGGACGATGGTCGTCTCTGGCATCAGAAGCTCCCGCCGTCAACAACCCCAGCCGGTGCAATGCCGAGCGCAGACCAAGCAGCGGCTTGGCTAGCTGCCACAAATAATGCTGTTCCTACCGCTGTACCGCCTAGGTTGATCAATGCGCCGCCTGCCGTAGACGCGCCTGTGCCGCCGTTAGCGATAGAGATCGGGTATGAGACGCCTGCAGTGTCGGCACGCAGCACGTCGGTGCCGTCAGAGTAAAGAATGGCCCGCTCGCCAGACGCTAGAACAACGCCAGTCCCTGCGGAGGTCTTGACGGTAAACACGTACGCGCCGGTCGTTTGGTTATCGACCCAGTATTGTTGGACCGTCGCGGGCACGATAATGTTTCGTGCGCCTGTGAGGGCCCCTGTAAATCGGTACGAGACACGGTTTAATTCTGTGCCGGACAACGTGTAGTTGCCTGTGCCAGCAACAGAAATCACAGTATAGTCAAACGCAAAAACCGCCGACTTGCCGAACCCGATGGTGTACATGTTGCTGCCGTCGCTAGCGATAATCGCTGACTCACCAGGCTGAAAACTAAGCGTCGCCGAGCCGTCGATTAAAGTTACCCCAGCAGCCGCCGCGACTATTGCACCACCGCCTGAGTTGCGCAGGTACATGAACCAGTTGTCGCCGACTGTTGCTGGCTGTGGAAGTGTTAAGGTTCCTCCGCCTGAGGACGTCCAGTTATACATCCTAGCCCTGTCAGGCACGCCTGCAGTGTAGTTTGTGTTAAAGGCAGTGACAGGCACAGACTGAGAAAGCAGCGACCCTACGGCTACGATGCCTGTGCCAGCGAGCGCTGACGCATTAGCGATGGACAGAGAGGCACCGTACTGCAGGATGCTCCACGTACCGTCGACCGTCGAATTGTCGGTTAGGTAGACCTGCCACAATATCCCTGCGTCAACGGTAACGACTTGGGTACCGCCGGAGTCACGGACCGTGATTGTCTCTGCACCCGTATTGTTAAACAGGATTGTCTGTCCAGTGCCGGTCTTGCTTGCGTCTGGCAGGTACACGCTCAAGCCTGCACTAGCGGACATGTTAATGATACGCGTCGCCAAGTCTTCGCTAGCAGACGTCTCTATTGGCCAGCTAAGCGTTACGTCAGCCGTCATCGTCAGTTCGCTGTAGCTGATCTCGCTAGGGTAAATGTTCGCGCCACCGAAGACGTCATTATAAATTGGCATTACGCTTCACTCCTGTTCGCAGACCGGTCCATGATCCGGCCAAGGTCTTCCCCGCTCAGTGCCTTAGCGCTACGGTCGTACATGGCTTGCCACATACCGACACGCTCGTCGTTCTTCAAGAACGGGCTGGCCTCTAGCAGGGTCGCATAAAGTAGTAGATCTGGCGCATAGTCTGTCAGCCAGTTGGTTTGCAGGTCCTCTCCAAGTAGCGCAGGCTGCTCGTAGTACAGTATCTCTATGTCATAGTTAGCGTCAGGCGGTGGGGTGATAAGCCAGTGCTGAAAGTCGTAGTCTGCGTAGAACTGTGGAGCGCCAGTCTCGGCTTCGTCAGGCCAGTACGATCTACAATATTCATAGGACCTGGCAAAGATCGGAGAGCCAGTGACGGTCATGCTGACGGTGTCACGCCAGCGGTCGGGCTTTAAGTAAACAGCGACGCCGGTAGATAGGGGAGTTGTAACTGCACGGATAAAGCCTTGGATCTTGAGTTCGCGGGCAATGCGCCGCTCGCCCAGGGTGACTAGGCGGGGAAGTTGGTCGTAAACGATCTGGTCGCTTTCCTGCGTGAACCCGCGCTCTAAATAGCGCCGCACGTCTACCAACAGGCTGTCATACGTCATGCTGTAGCTCATACTATCTCCAAAGAAGGTAGATGCTGATTCAGCATGCGTCGTTTCATGAATTATATCCTAGAAAACCGTTCATGGTAACTGTCTCAAAACAAGTCCCTTTCAGCTGCCCTACGTTTCACTAAACCCGGTAATGCTCGTCCACCTGCCCGTGTCCACCGCACTATCTCTTCTCTGGCACCTTGCCAGTCCGCAGCGTCCAGTCTTTTTCTCAAGGTGCTGGCTCGATACCGGGAAACTCCGAGATTGTAAGTAAAGGACAGGATTGCGCCAAGCGCGTTTGAGTTAGTAATAAGAGTAGGCGACGCTTTTAGAACGGCAGGTAGGTATTGCGTAGACAGGCTGCGTACTAACATCAGTTCTGCCTCGGATTGCGCTATGGGGTTGTCTTGCAGTGTGACCTTGCGGCCATCGGCGTAAAAAGTATTCCCGTACCCAATTGTAGCTACGCCAGCAGGACATATGTAAGGGGCGGCCCTAAAA